TAAAGGCGACTGTAGAAGTGTTAACTATCGGTGCGGAGAAATATGAGCCAGATAATTGGAAAGTAGTTCCAGACTCAAAGCGTAGATACTTTGATGCAATGCAAAGACATCTATGGGCATGGAAAGAGGGAGAACAAGATGATCCCGAAACTGGCAAAAATCACTTGGCACATGCAATGTGCTGCCTTATGTTCTTATATGAACACGATGTTAAGTATTCAAAATAAATTTGTCAAAAACCTCGTTCTGAGGTATAATGTTTTATACATAGTAATGTAATCATTTGAATGGAGAAAAGTAAATGAAACTTAGTAAAGAAACTGTATCGCTAATTAAGAATTTCGCAGGGATCAATTCGAACCTGCTTCTTAAGAGTGGTAATAAACTAGCAACAATCAGTGCACAGAAGAATGTGATGGCTGATGCAACTATCACGGAGACATTCCCTGATTTTGGTATCTACGATCTCAATGAGTTCTTGGGTGCGATGTCTTTGTTTGACGATCCTGAACTTGAGTTTGCAGAGAAGTTTGTTTCAATCAAACAAGGCAACATGAACATCAAGTTCTTTGCTGCAGATCCAACTGTGCTAACTGCTCCACAAAAAGCAATTACATTCCCTGAAGCAGAGATTAACTTTAGTATGTCTGCGAATATGTTAAGCATGATTAACAAAACAGCATCTGTCCTCCGTGCAGCAGATGTGGCAATCGTTGGTGATGGTTCAACAATCACAGCAGTGGTTGGAGATAAAAAGAATGCAACAGGAAACTCTTACAGTGAACCTGTTGGAACTACTGATAAAAAATTCAAAGTGAATCTTAAAGTAGAAAACTTAAAGATGCTTCCAGGAGATTATGAAGTATCAATTTCAAGTAAAAAGATTTCTCGTTTTAAATCTCCGAGCAGTGACTTGGTTTATTATGTAGCAGTAGAAGCAGATTCTACATTTGAGTTTTAATTTCAGAGAGGGTATAATCCCTCTCTATTCTATATTATGTGGAGATTTATATGATTGAAAGTCGTGATGAGCAGTTCTTGTGGGTTGAGAAATATCGTCCACAAAAGATTGATGATTGTATCCTTCCAGAGTCTTTAAAGAAGACATTCAAGGATTATGTTGCACAAGGTGAGTTGCCTCACTTTCTATTGTGTGGCACGGCAGGTGTAGGTAAAACTACCATCGCCAAAGCATTGTGTAACGAAATCGGTGCAGAGTATGTAATTCTTAATGGTTCAGATACTGGTGGTCATATTGATACACTCCGTACTACCATTAAGGGTTTTGCTACATCTGTATCCCTGACTGATGCTAAGAAAGTTATTATCTTAGACGAAGCAGATTATCTGCAAGCAAACTCCACTCAACCAGCACTCCGTAATTACATGGAAGAATTCTCTGCCAATTGCAGATTTATCTTCACTGCTAACTACAAGAATCGTATCATTGAACCGATTCATTCTCGTTGTGCTGTTATTGAATTTAAAATCGACACTAAAGAAAAGCAAGAGATTGCTGCAGCATTCTTTAAACGAGCAACTGCTATTCTCAAACAAGAAGGCATCGAGTTCGATCCTAAAGTTGTAGCAGAACTAATCACCAAACACTTTCCTGATTATCGTCGTATCCTTAATGAGATGCAACGATACTCTGTGTCAGGTAAAATCGACTCAGGCATTCTTGTCAATATGTCTGAAGAATCTTTCAAAGGTTTAATTAAACTTATGAAGGACAAAGACTTTACTGAAGTGCGTAAGTGGGTTGCCAAAAACTCTGATGCAGATACAACTGCATTGTTTCGTGAATTGTATGACAACGCATCCGTAAATATGGATGTAAATAGTATTCCACCAATGGTTCTTATCCTAGCAGACTATCAATACAAAGCAGCATTTGTGGCTGACCATGAACTAAATATTATGGCAGCACTGACTGAGATTATGGCTCAGTGCAAATTCAAATGAGGATGCCATGGAATTTCTTATACTCTTTGCCGTACTAGTAGTGGGTATCCACTGGGGTTGGACTGCTCGTGAAGCAGTTGCTAAACGAAGAGCAGACTTTCTTTTATCTAAATTACAAGAGATAGAGGAAGACACTCCAGAAGATATTATCCGTATTAATATTGAAAAAGATGATGGTGTGCTCTTTGCATACCACGAACAAGATAGTCGTTTTATTGTTCAAGCAAACAGTCGTGAAGAACTGGAGAATAAACTAAAAGAATTGTTTCCAGGAAAACGATTTGGTTGTTCTCCAGAAACCTTAAGAAAATGTGGCTTTATATTATGACTCCCTTTGACTTTATTAATGCAATTAACCTAACCAAAAAGAATCTGTTCGAAGATCCACAAGCAGAGAAAGACTATCTTCCCTTTCTTGTGAATAGGGGTTTGTCTTATTTTCCCGATACAGTCCTTTATGCCAACGAGATGAATCGTAACTCTGGCATCCCAAAAGACTGGCAATTTTCCTTTTTCCTAAATACTATACCAAAGAAAAAGAGATTCAGTAAGTGGCATAAAAAAGATGCCGACTCTGAATCTTTGACACTCGTTAAAGAGTACTTTGGTTACTCATCAGAGAAGGCATTAGAAGCATTGAGCATTCTCTCCGATGACCAGTTGGCTATGATAAAAGAAAAATTATACAAAGGTGGAAAATAATGACTGTTGAGATGATTTACTACGACTGGACTCCCGAGTCCATGCTTGAAGTGATACTGCCAGAACCAGACAATTTCTTAAAGGTTCGTGAGACACTTACTCGCATCGGCATCGCATCCAGAAAAGAAAACAAACTGTACCAATCGTGCCATATCTTGCATAAGCAGGGTAGGTATTTCATCGTGCATTTTAAAGAATTATTCGCTCTTGATGGTAAAGAATCAAACATCACGAGTGGAGATATCGAGAGAAGAAACGCTATTGCCAGTTTATTGCAAGACTGGGATCTGTTAAAGATTCTAAACAATGCACTGGTAGAACAAAAGGCATCGCTCTCTCAAATTAAGGTGGTCTCTTATAAAGAAAAAGACCAGTGGGAATTAGTTCCAAAATATAACATAGGAAAGAAAACAAAATGATCAAACTTGAATTGACTATCGATGAAGCAAATACTATTCTTCGTGTTTTAGGTAAGCATCCTTTCGAGGAAGTTGTTACCCTAATTAATAAAATTAAACAGCAAGGTGAACCACAAGTTGCTGCAATTGCAGAAGCAGAAAAAGCTGCTGAAGAACCAAAAGCATAAATACCATTAGACATAACTAATGATTTTACTTAGCTGGTTTTTATGTTCTCCGTTATAAGTATAAATGTCCTATATGGACAATAACTTAATTAAGGAGAAACATTATGTGGACAACACCATCAGCAGTAGAAATGAGATACGGATTCGAAGTAACAATGTATGTAATGAACAGATAAGTTCAGAACCTACAAAAGAAGATAAAGAAATAAATATGCAGAAGTTACTTGAAAGTTTGAGTGACTGTGTATAAATAGTAATAGAATTCACCTTAGGACCACTAAGTTGCGAATCGTATAAAGCGGACATGACGCACGATGTCGCTGGAATCGTAACCAGCAAACCCTCTATGCCCATTTGGGGTAGAGTTTTTATTTAATCTCGCTTAATAGGAGAACTATATGTTACAAGCAGTAAACACATCCATCGACACCATCTCTGGTGCAAAGACTCAATTCGTTAAGACTTTTGTTAAAGACGAAAAGATCGCAAAACAACTCCAAACTTATATTGATGCACAAGCATCATTTGCAAAAACTGTAGCGAAATCTACTAATGATTTCTTCACAGCTATTGTAGTTAAGTAAGGAGATCCCATGACAAACAATTTTATCCCTACACTGTGGGGAACTAAAGACATGGATAAATTCTTTGTTGGCTTTGATGACCAGTTCGCTCGTCTGCAAAAGTTGCACGAAGATGTCACTAAAAATATTCCTAACTATCCTCCATACAATATCAAGAAACATGATGACACTCACTACACAATTGAGATTGCTGTCGCAGGTTTTGCTCAGCAAGATATTGATATTGAAATTGATGGTGGCAAATTAGTTGTTCGTGGTAATATTAAAACTGAAGAACAAGAGGATAGTTTCTTGTTCAAAGGTATCGCTAATCGTGCTTTCACTCGTTCATTCGCATTAAATGATGAGGTTGAAGTTAGAGATGCCGAGATTTTTAATGGTATGCTTAAGATTGCTTTGGAGCGTTTGATTCCAGAAGCAAAGAAACCAAAGAAGATCGCAGTTAAGTCAACAGGTGAGAAACAGTTATTGAATGAGGAGAAGTGATGAAATCATTTTT